TTGAACCGCAAGAACCGCGCTGAAAGCAGCGCAGAACTTGAGGACACCAAGCGCCAATTGGCCGAGTTGCAAGCACAAATGGCGGCCTTGATGGAGGACAAGCCTCGTCGTGGTCGCCCGCCGAAAGAACTAACGGAGGCATAGCATGGGCAGCACGATGGTTGAACTCATACAGGAATGTACTGAGGAACTCGGTATTCCTACGCCGTCCACCGTCGCTGGCAATAACAGCCAAGACGTTGTGCAGTTGCTTGCGTTGATGAACGCTGTTGGGTATGAGCTTCTCCGTCGTGCTGATTGGCGCGAACTGACACGCCAACACACCTTTTACACCGAGGCCACCACGGCTACGGGCAATTGGGTCAACGGTGTCGCTGCAATCACCGGGCTTGCCTCTACGGCGGGCTTGGACACGACCTATCAGGTGCAAGGGGTAGGCATCCCCAACGCCACCTACGTCACCTCCGTCGGCGCTACGTCGGTCACGCTGAACTACCAGACGACAGAGACGGTTGTTGGCGGTCAGGTCATCTTCCAGAAGGTGAAATACGGCTTGCCCGCTGATTACGTTAGTACTGTTAATCGTACTCATTGGGATAAGAGCAAGCGTTGGGAAATGCTCGGCCCCGAGTCACCGCAACAATGGGAATGGCTGCTCTCGGGCTATATCAGCACCGGCCCGCGTATCCGTTGGCGTCTGCTCGGCAAATACTTCCAGATTTGGCCGGGAATGAACGGTGGCGAGTTGCTCGGCTTTGAGTACCGCAGCAAGGCGTGGGCAGAGGCGGCAGACGGCACCCCGCAAAACAGCTTCACCAACGACAACGACACTTGCATCTACCCAGATCGCCTGATGGTGCTGGGTACGAAGCTCAAGTATTTTGAGGCCAAGGGCTTTGACACGACCGCCCTCTACCGCGATTACCTGATGGAGTTTGAAACGGCTGTGGCGCAAGACACGGCTGCGGCCAACCTCTCGTTTGCCCCGCGACCGGGTACGGTGTTGATCGGTTACGACAACATCCCCGATAGCGGCTATGGCACAGGCAACAACTAATGGCATCGCCCGTCCGTAGACGGCTAATCCAGCGCACGACGAACAACGTCGCATCCCTGCCTGCCCCCGTGGGCGGGTGGAACGCCCGTGACTCGCTTGCCAATATGGCTCCGACCGATGCCGTTACGTTAAACAACCTGTTTCCGGGCGTGTCTAGCGTGTCGCTGCGCGGTGGGTACGTTAAACACGCCACCGGCATGACAGGGCAGATTGAAAGCCTGCTTGTCTACAACGCCGCTGCGGTTGACAAGATGTTTGCTGCTGTCGGTGGCAACATTTACGAAGTCACGACGGCTGGAGCGGTAGGCGCGGCCAAGGTCACAGGCTTGTCTAACAGTCGTTGGGAATACACCAACATTACAACGTCAGGCGGCGGGTATCTTTACGCTGCCAACGGTGCGGATAGGCCGCTGCTGTTTGACGGCACAAATTGGACGCCGATTGACGGCGCATCCACGCCCGCCATTACAGGCGTAACCACGACGAGCTTGATGCAGCCGACGCTGTTCAAGAATCGGATGTGGTTCATCCAGAAGGACACGCTCAAGGCTTGGTATCTGCCGACAGCCTCTGTGGGCGGTGCGGCGCAGGTGCTTGACCTGTCCTCGGTCGCGCACTTGGGCGGTACGTTGGTTGCGATGGCGTCATGGACGATTGACGCAGGCTACGGCGTTGACGACAACCTTGTTTTTATCACCGATCAAGGCGAGGTCATCGTATATCGCGGCACCGATCCCTCTAGCGCCTCCACATGGGCGTTGATCGGCGTGTGGATTGTTGGTGCGCCAATTTCCCGTCGTTGTTTGCAGAAATACGGCGGTGATTTGCTGATTTTGACGCTAGATGGCTTGATTCCGTTTGCTTCTGCGCTGCAATCGTCTCGTCTAGACCCGCAAGTATCGCTGTCAGACAAGATTCAAGGCGCGTTTGCAGCGGCGGCACGGCAGTACAAGAACAGTTTTGGTTGGGCATTGCTTTACAACCCGCTCAACAACGCCCTGATCGTCAACGTACCTGTCGGCACAAGCGGCCAAGAGCAGTTTGTGATGAATAACATCACCAAAGCGTGGTGCAAGTTCACGGGTTGGAACGCTAACTGTTTCGCCCTGCTCAACGACAAGCCGTATTTTGGCGGTGATGGCTACGTTGCCGAGTGCTGGACAACGGCAAGCGGCTCTGGCGGCTACAACGACGACGGTATTGCGATCAGTACGCAGGCGCTGCAAGCGTTTAACTACTTTGAGACGCGAGGCGTCATCAAGTATTTCACCCGTGGCCGCCCGACCATCTATAGCAACGGTCAGCCGACCATCAATATTGGCATGAATGTGGACTTTCAGACCAACGCCGACCTTGGCGCGCTGTCATTCGTGGCAACGCAATACGGTCTATGGGACGTTGGCCTATGGAATCAGGCGGTGTGGGGTGCTGACCTCATCATCACAAACAACTTTGTAGGTATCCAAGGCATCGGGTATTGCGGTGGGTTGGTTTTCAACAGCACCAGCAAGAACGTCTCCTTGGAATGGGCATCAACGGACGTTGTGTATCAACTCGGATGGGCTGGCGCATCGTAAACGGCCCCCATGTGGGCCATTGGGTCATGTCGCGTACTGACGGCGGCTATAACGCTGACCGTTCAGTTGCCATTGGCCTTGAGAAAGACGGTGAGCTTGTCGCCGGTACGGTTTATGAGATGTGGAACGGCAGATCGGTCGTTTGCCACATCACTTGGGATCAAGTCACACCGGCATACCTAGCCGCTGTGTACGATTATCCCTATAACGTCTGTAATGTTGATAAGATAATAGGGCCGATTTCCAGCAACCATACCCGGGCGCTGAAACTGGTCACGAAAATGGGGTTTTCGGAGGAAGCGCGTATCAAAGACGGCGCACCTGACGGAGACATTGTTTTTATGACGCAGACACCTGACAAGTGTCGTTTCTTGGAGCCGAGGTATGGGCAAAAAATCACCAGCGCCGCCGCCAGCACCTGATTACACCACCCTTGCGATTAAGCAAGGTGAGGCCAACTTGGCAGCCGCCAAGCAATCGGCCTATATGTCCAATCCTAACATTGATGCCCCAACGGGGTCGCAAAGGGTTACGTGGACGAAAACGCCTACGGTTGACACCGACGCCTACAACAAGGCGATGGAAGCGTGGCAGCAGCAAGTTTATAGCGGCCAGTACCCGGGTGAAGCGCCAAGCCAAGAGCAGTTTACGACTTACATTGAACAGCCGACCGTTACACAAACGGTGTCGTCTGACGCATTGGCAGCCCTTCGTGCTCAAGAATTAACGCAGCGCAGGATGTCAGAAGCTGCCTCTGGCGCAGCTGCGGGACTTGGCAACCTCGGCATCGCCTCGGCATTTAACGCGAGCAATTTACCGGGCATTGATTACACGCTCGGTTACGCCGGTCAGGTACAGCAAGCCCCGCAAGGTAGTTATGCCCCTATGGCTGGATATGCCGCAGAGGCATTGCCGGGGCAGGTAACGTCAGGACAGCAAGCGCAAGTCAATTTGCCGGTTCAGGGGGCTGTAATGGCTCCCGGTTCGCAGTATTACGGCCTTGCAGGCGGCGGCCCGTCTGCCCCAACCAACCTTGGGCAGTTAGACGCAAGTCAGTTCTACAGCCAATCTGCGCCCGGCGCACAAATGTTTGGAACCGCACAGGGCGGCCCCTCGGGTGGTTTGTTTGGGTTAGCACAAGGCGGCCCGCAAGGTCTAAATCTGCAAGGGCTTGACTTGTCGGGTATCGGTGGCGTGGCCGGCGGCCCGCAGCAAGGCCAGTTTGGTTACGCACAGCAATTTGTGGGCGGCCCGCAGTTGCAAGGCCAGATTGACTTGCAAGGCGTCCCGCAAGCGCCGATCAACGCGGGCGCTACCGCACAACAGGCCATCATGTCGCGCCTGTCGCCGCAGTTGCAGGGCGAACGTCAGCAGCTGCAAACGCAATTGATCAACCAAGGGTTGCGACCCGGTGGCGAGGCGTACAACGCTGCCATGTCGGCGCAAATGCAGAAAGAGAACGACCTTATCCTGCAAGCCGCCGCGCAAGGCATCAGCCTTGACCAAGCAGCGCGTCAGCAAGCATTTAGCGAACAACAATCTCGCGCCATGTTCGCTAACCAAGCCGCTCTGTCGGGCTTTGGTGCAGGCATGGAGCAGGCGCAGCTTTATAACGTCGGGCTCGGCCAGAACCTCCAGCAGTCGCTTGCTACGCAATCCGCGCAGAACCAAGCGCAGCAGCAAGCCTTCCAGCAGCGCCTACAAGCGGGTGAGTTTGGCCGTGAGGCGCAGTTGGCATCGTTTGGCACCCAACAATCTGCCGCAGATGCCTACAACCGAGCCATCGCGCAAAACTTTGGGCAATCTCAAGCCGCACAACAGATGCAAAATCAGGCCATCGGCCAAAATTTTGAGCAGGCTTTGGCGGCTAACCAAGCGCAAAACGCAGCTATCGCGCAAAACTACCAGCAAGCCCTTGGCGCGGGTCAGTTTAACCGCGAGGCGTTGATGGCGCAGTTTGGCATGGGCCAACAAGCGCAGGAACTGCAAAACGCAGCGATTGCACAAAACTATCAACAATCGCTGGCGCAAACCGAAGCGCAAAACCAAGCGTTGCAGCAGATTTTTGGACAAAGCGCCACGCAGCAGCAGATGCAAAATCAAGCTGCCGCGCAAAACTTCCAGCAACAAGTGGCCGCACAACAAGCCAACCTTGCTCGTCAGGCGCAGCAGTACGGTCAAGCGCAGGGAGCCGCAGGGTTCTACAACGAAGCGCAATCGCAGGCGATGCAGCAAGAGCTGGCGCGTCAGGCCGCTCAAAACGCCGCACAACAACAGTTGTTCCAGCAGAACGTGGCGCAACAGCAGTTCCGCAACACGGCGATCCA